GGCTGGTGCAGTGCCATCCAGACCACTGCCATAACCAAGGCCCGAAGGGTCATCGGTTGGGTTTACGCCATCCCATCCATCCATGCCGGAACCCATAGCGTCTTGGTTCCCGCTCCCATGCCCTGACCCCATACCGGAGCCGTCTTGGTTACCGCTTCCCGGCCCCCCGTGTTCTGCGTCAGGCATGACTTAACTCTTGTTCAGTGGTCGCGCTCGACGAATCGGCGCAAGAGAAAATGACCACATCTTCGGTGTTGGATTGAGTTCTTGCGAATACTCCACGCCAGTTTCCCAATCATCAACCGAGTGCGCTCCATCCTCACCGCGACAGACGATGGATGACTTATCCATGTCCTTGATGTGTTTCCAATACTTATTGTCTTTCATGTTCCCATCCAAAAAGAAAAGGGGAGAGCCGAAGCCCTCCCCCATTCAGGTTTACCGACCGCCATCCAGACGAGTACCCCGTGGGGCGCTCGACGGCGTACCAGTGCCTACCGGCTTCTGGTCTTTACCTTTGGAGGCAAGGCCGAGTTCTTTGTGGGAAGCGGAGATTTTCTGTTGATCAGAAAGACCGCTTTTAACGCCCACTCCAGAGGTTGACTGTGCCATATTATTCCTCCTTTAGGCCGCCGAGTCCCACATTACAATGCGGGCCTGTGCGGCAGTTGAGTGAACCAACCCAGCACCACCTAAGTAGTACCAGGCAATACCACGACTACGACCATAGTCAGTCGGTATCTTTCCACGAATCTCTTCGGGGATAGCGACTGCTTCGGCCACAGTGTCAGCACCAAGGAATACAGCCCAATCACTCGCGCTGTTAGTCCATGCGCCAGCGGCAGTACCTAAACCAGCGGCGGCTCCGCCCTTGGCACGATACGTCTGCTCAACGAAACGAACTCCCTCGTAACGACCAGTTTCGCCATTGCGGATCATCTGGAACCCGGTTTCGACATACTGCGAGATCGATTCCAAGTTGTTTTTCAGGGTGCGGAACGTGGTTGGCCACGCAATGCAGAAATAATCGTCGCCTTCATAGGCTGGGATATTCCTCTCTTTCATTACGTCTACAACTGCCTTGATGTGGTCTTTACCCAACGCAACATTGTTCGTCACCGTAGCAGTACCATCAGTGGTGAGAGTCACCGTATCGGTTGCTGTACCCGCTGTCGGAACAACACGCAAAGGTGTGGCATCGATCTGGTCTGCAACCAAACCGTCCATTACCTGTGCCGCATCGATCTTTAAGACCTTGTGTATGATTTCCTTAACTGGATGCTCAGACAGATCATCCAACTTGGAGGTGAAGGGAATTGAATTCCCCATCTCAGAAATCGTCATGGTTCCTTGCGTAATTGTGAAATTAGTTTCAGCAATCGACGTGCCTTCGGTTAAGGCCGCACCCGCTGTCGCAACAGTGGAGTACACATTCCAATGGAACGTATCACCCTTGTTAAGACCTTGGTGAGCGGCATCCTTGACATCAGCGAACTGACGAAACTTCACAATCGGACGCAGGGAAACACGCAATTCCTTTGACAAATTGAGCGAGTACATATACCCACCCATTGAGGAGGTTCCCCAAACTTGTCCAGCCATAGTGTGTTACCTATGTTAAAAGTGAAATTAGGAGATCAGGCGGGTTGGCCCCGTTCTTTCCTCATCTCCGCGATGACATCGGAATAGGTCGGCTCCGTGGTGTCCTCGCCTATATGGGCGCGTACATTTTTCGGAGTGACTTCATCCATGTTCTGCTTTCTCTCTTGACGAGTGTCATCGGAGTTCCCGCCCAATTCATCCGCGTAAGTCATAATCCACTCACGGGCAAAGTCGCCCGACTCTTGCATGATCTCCCACGGGTCGCGGGTAGGGTTTTCCTGATAAAGTTCAGCAGAACGGCGGTCAGCGACAGCCAGTAACGAAATGTCTTCAGCGATGTCCGAATATTCCTCCTTGAATAATTCGACTGCTTGCTGGCGACGAAATTCGTAACCTTGTTCGCGGGCCGTCTTCTCCTCTTCACGCATCTCAGCCTTCGTCCGGTTAATGATTGATTGAACATCAATCTGCGGTGCTGGTTTATCTGCGTTGCGTATCTGCTTTAACAAACTATTTGCTTTGGCTTCCTCGCCTTGGAAAAGGGCATCGTGGTATTGCTCATATAGAGCATCAGTATTCGCGTCCGAAGATGGCGATGCTTGTTTCTCAACGTCTTGCGATGGCTGAGAGGACTCTAGGTGAGTCCTGTAGTTATTCAGTTTGGCCTCATACTCCGCCAACTCGTGTTGACGTTCTGCGGCCTCCTGAAGTCTCTTATCAGCAGTGGAATTTTTCTGATATTGCGCCAATATATCTTCATACAACACTTCTACCAGTTCGCCGTCCACCTTTGCAGTGACATACCACTCGTCACCTTTCTGGTAAGCGGGAGAAACAAACCCTTGTTCCTCTTCCTCTACTTCGTCAATTACTTCTTGCGGGGTTTCTTCGACACTCTCTGCGATCCGCTCAATCTCTGCTTCATGCGGGGAGAGGTGAGGTTCCTCCTCTGACAGTTCCTCGACAACTTCATCAATAATATCGGATACGTCCTTTTCACGGATGGCGTCCATAATTACTCCTGTATTTCAGTCAGAGTTTCCTCTGCGTGTTTCGCTTGGTTAATAGCCTCGTCTAGCCATGAAATAACGACTTGAGGTAACCTTGCACGGAATTGCAATTCCCGAATGGTGTCTTCATCAAAAGGTTCGGCGTTCATCCACGCTTCAAAAGCCTCTTCTCTGGCTTTCTTTGCGCGACCCACGATGTATTTCCCAATAGGGGACTGCAAAAATTCCTTTGTCTGGAGGCCAAGTCGGGCCTCCGCAATCAACAAATCAGTTTCTTCCATTAACCCTCTGCGCCGGGAATCTTCCCGTACTTGTCGTTCATCAGAACATCGGACATCTGTTTCCCTTCGTCGTTACCGGGGGATACTCCAATGTTGGGTTCTTCCATCAACATCTTATGAACAAGGGCTTCTTTCTGTAGAAGAAGTTCCCCTCTTGCGATGTCGTTTTTCTCCGCCTTCAAGCGGGAATCAATAAGTGATATCTGGTGACGCAACTGGCTCACGCGCTCGCCCGTTTCGGAAGAGATTTGGGTGGATGTAATATCGCCCATAGCCTTCTCTTTCGCGGCGAGGATATCGGATTGACCTTTGATCTGAGCCGAAAGAATCTTCGCCTGTGCGTCGATCTGTTTGGCTGACCCCTGATCCATCAACTGCTGGACAATTCCAGACACCTCTTCGATCTGTCCTTGCATCTCCATCAGACGGGTCTGTTCTTCTTCTGCGATAAATCGTTTGGCATCCTTGTAACCCAAAGCACCAAACACCTCTTTTGTGACCTCTGCCTGATTCAGATAAGAAATAATGTCGGGGTTTATCTCCCCCATCGTTCTGATACCCAACAAAAGCCGTTCAATCTTTCTTACGGGGTCTGTCGCCCCAGTTCCGACATTCACCCCCACGGTCATCTCATGCCGTAGAAGATCATCGGTGTCTTCTCCTGTGAACCTCTGGTAGTAACCTGGTTCCATGTTCTCGTCCTGTTCGGCCCGATTCGCCGCAACAGTTAGCGCAACCTCGTCAGTTTCGTAGTACTGCTCTAACCGGATCAGTTGCATGATCACTGGTTCAAGCCATGTTTCTGCGAAAGTGCGAATCATGTATTCCATGATGGAATTGGCGTTGGAAGAGAGCATCTCCATACCGCCAACCGTTTCATTCATCATCCGATTACTCTGGACACTTCCCTGAGAGAAGTTGCCAGCAATATCATCAAAGTCGATGTTCAGCCGATCCTGTTCTTCGTATGAACTATTTGTAACATCGGGCGTTGGAACCATTTGCACATCGGTCATTGGGTCGTCCATCATCACTGAACCCCCCGGCACACTTCTTTTCAGCGCGTGGATATCAATGTTGGCACTTCGACGGATGTGGTAACGCTTATTCAGGACAAGTTGTACGTTGTCTGATCTCTGGTTAGCAATATCGTTGGATGCGGTCTGTAAGTCCTGTGTCAGTTCAACCAGTGAAGTCGGATAAACCTTGTGCGCTTCGATGACGGAGTTACCCATCACATACGGGCGTTCCCCCTCTCTCAGGTGTGGGTAAATGTCTGTCAGAGGTTTCGGATCGGTCAGCATGAACTCAGTTCCCGCTGTGTAATAAACCCAATCCCTACCGTTTTTTCTCACGATGTTCTTGTGGATAAAAATCGTGGTGTATTCAGTCGTGTTCTCCCGTCGATCCGCAATCGGGTCTTGTCTTTTACCCTGTCGGGTCTGACGGGTGGAATCGAACTCTGAGGTCTTAGAGGCTTTCAGTAGTTCACCGATCTCCAGATGCTTCCACTTCGGCTCTTCAGTTTTCGGATCGATATCCCGCATCTTCTCTAAAACATCTTGTAGGTACATCGGGATTACTTCGATCACGAATGGGGAGGAATTCACCGGATCGTTCCAATCCGCCGCCGGGTCTATCCTGAAGTTCTCAGATGCAATCAAGCGAACATAAGGACAATCCTTAATTATCTTGACTTCTTCTTGGGATTCTTCCGCTTCGGTTCCATCCTCATTAAGAACAGGCTGGCCCTGTTCATCAAGAACAGGCCGCTTCTTGCGGCTTTTTATTTCCTTGTATTCCCAATACTGGTGGGATACGACAGAGCCAAACACAAGGGCTTCTTGATAAGCCGCTACCAGAGTCTGGAACCACGGGATGGTTTTCGTCAGGCGGAACTGGAGCAAGTGCTTTAATATCGTTGCGGATGCTCTTTGCTCTGGATCGGAATCGTTCTGCGGGTAAACAGATACAACGTCTTCAGTTGCAAAAAAGGCCGCTGTGACTGCGGCCTCGTTGGTGCGTATCGAAGAGCGTGTCTTCGGCCTGAATAACCTTGAGCGGTGTTGGTACTGACCACTGTGGTATTTAGAACCAGAGGGATGTTGGGATTGAAACAAGGAAATATTCCGTTCCCACTGCTTACGATAATTCGCATCCAGATATGATGTGGAGGACTCGTATGCGTCCCGCGCTAGTTTCAACCAAGGACTCTTGATCGACTCTTGGCTTAGAGGTACGTCAGTCATCGAATTTCACTTCACCTATACTGTTCCGCTCCAGAGAGTCGAGTTCATCCAGTTTGGCTGACCCCCTCGACACACTGGCGCGTTCCAGAAGTTCACCCGCCCACATCACGACTTTTTTGTATTCCGGGTCAATGTCCTTTACCCGAATCCACATACCGTAACGGGCCGACAGGTCTTCATTCCAAATGGCAAGCATTGAATAATCATTGCTTGGGCCAACTGCCCAGAGGTGTCCGGGGTAATGTTTGTAGAGTGTGTCACCGACATTCTTGACCAGAGTGGTTACCGCCGCCTCTCTCATCATGTCAGGCTTGTCAGCAACTACCCTCACGCAAACTCCTGAATCAGGCCAATGACAACCACAATAGCGATAATGGCGATGATCACTGTTGCTTTGTTCCCTGCAAAATAATTCTTGAAATTCATTCCTACCTCTTTGGCCCGTAGGGGCGGTGTGGGTTTTCGTAAAGTTTCCTCTTAGGAAAGTTATAGACAGGTACTTTTGGCTCTGGGCCAGCGGCTTTGTCCACAAGGTCTTTCCATGAGTAGTTTCTGGTTTTTACTTTTGCCATTAGTGAAGAGTCCTCTCTTTTTCATTTAAAACTTCGACGGTTTCCATTGCGACTTGACGGATCAACTCACCCAATGCGCGAGTAATCTCTAAGTCAGGGACTTCTTCAGTGGGTACATTAAGGAAGTGCGCGATGAAGGCGGTAGCGATAGTTTCTGGTGTACTCAAAACGCGGGTAAAGCCTCCGGTTCCAGATCATCCTGAAACACTATCTG